GCTAAAAAGTATGCTTTAGGTAAACTATTGTTAATTGACGATACACAAGATGCTGATGCGGCTAATAAGCACGACAAAACAACTGCTGTAGCTGATGATAAAAAATGGCTTAATTTAAACACACCTGAATATAATAAAGCAGTTGCTTATTTAATTGATGGTGGAAATATTGATACTATTGAAAAAAAGTATAAATTAGCCAAAGCAGTAAAAGACGAATTACTAAAAGTAAAATAATACATAAAAAACAGGGTAGCTGAAAACTGAATAGAGTAAGCAAAGTAAACAATCAAAAAATAAATATTATGGGTGCATTAATTAATGTAAGTTTAAGAGTTGACAAATTACCAAAAGAAAAATTTGTAGCAGGCAAAGATGGAGCAGTTTATTACAATTTTACAATTGGAGTAAATGATGAAGCTAATCAATGGGGGCAAAATGTTTCTTTAACAGATTCACAAACCAAAGAAGAAAGAGAAGCTAAAAAAGCTAAGAACTATATTGGTAACGGGAATGTTGTATGGACTGATGGTACTATTGTAGCTGTAAAAAAAGAGCAACCTGCAACTGCTAAAGAAGTAGAATCAGATTTGCCGTTTTAAATTTATCAGGGAAGTGAATATAATTTGCTTCCCTTTTATTTAACTTAAAAATATTAAAAATGAATATATTAGAAGAAGCAAACAAAATTATAAACTTACGTTCTGAAGAAAAAGAAAGAATGTATGGTCCATTTGACGAGTCTATGGAAAAAGCTGCGTCTGTCGCATCAATTCTTTGTAATAAAGAAATAACAAGAGAAGACTTTTATAAGTGTATGATCGCATTAAAAATAAGCAGAATGGCTTATAATATAAAAGAAGATACATTACTTGATTGTGTTGGCTATATAGCTGCTTTAAACAACTCAAACAACAAATCAAATGAATAGCTTTGAAAAAAAATATCAATCAATTTTAAATAATTGTTTGAAAAATGGGATTGAACGAAATGACAGAACAGGAGTTGGTAGTTATTCTTTATTTAATCAAAGTATAAAAGTAAATGTATCTAAAAAATTTCCAATTATAACGGGTAGAAAAATGTTTCCAAATACTTTTAATACTGAATTTGATTGGTTTATAAATGGGGAAACAAATATTCAAAGGTTTAAAGATAATAATATAAAGATTTGGGATGCTTGGGCAAATGAAGCGGGTGATTTAGGACCTGTTTACGGGCATCAATTAAGAAACTTTAATAGTGAATATTACGATCAATTAAAGATGCTTATAAATAGCCTTAAAACAAACCCTGATAGCAGGAGACATATAATTAGTTTATGGAATCCGTTACAGCTTGAAGAGATGGCATTACCGCCTTGTTATTTATATTTTCAGTTTTATGTGGATAAAAATAAAAAATTGAATATGTTTGTTGTACAAAGATCAGGTGATTTATTTTTAGGAATTCCATACGATATTTGTTTGTTTGCAAAAACATTGTTATATATTGCATCAGAAACAAATTTAAAAGCGAATAAATTAGAATTGCAAATTATAGATGCTCACATTTATAAAAATCAAATTGATTCTATAAAAGAATATTTATTACAACCAATTTTTAATTTACCAAAATATACTTATATTAATAATAATTTAGAAATAATTAACTATCAATCAGGTAAGAAAATAACCGCAGCAGTAGCTGTTTAAGTATGTACTATATTTATCACATAAAAGAAATTAAAGTTGGGTGTACAAATAACATACAACGAAGAGTTGAGTTAACACAAGGGTATACTGATTACGAAATATTATATCAGACAAGCAGTATTAAAAATGCTTCTGATGCTGAAATATATTATCAAAATTATTTTAATTACAAACAAGATAAAAATTCATACTTACAACTAATTATAAATAAAACAAAAAAAAATATGAGCAATATGATACATTTAACAAATAGAACAATAACGTTTAAAAATACTAAAGATCAAAGTTTAACCGGATATAAATTTCCAATGGTACTTGAACTTCAAAATGGTGAACATATTGAATTTACAGATAGCGTAATTGATTGGATTCTTAAACACAATGCAGCGTCACAACACAACAAAGAAAGATATGTTTATATTGATGCGTTACTTAACTTTATTAAAGCAAATAAAAAAGTTGAGATTAATATTTTCAATGACATTAGAAATTGGGCACAAGAAAAAGGTATATTTGATAAAGGTGATGTAAAAACACAATATATAAAACTGCAAGAAGAATCAGGTGAATTAGCAAAAGCTATATTGAATAACGACAAAGAAGAAATTATAGATGCTATTGGAGATTGTGTTGTTGTATTAACTAATTTATCTAAGTTAGCAGGATATAACATTGAGGATTGTATCTATAGTGCTTATAGTGTTATATGCAAAAGAACAGGGAAAATGGAAAACGGTACTTTTATAAAAGATAAATAATGAATAAGCTTGATGCAGATGCAATAGAAATATTAATGGAATTATACGAAGAAGAATTACGTATAGATCCAACACAAAAAATTGAACATCCTGATCCTGCTTTATCACTTGGATATAAAACTTATGAAACTAAGGATGGGTTAAAAGAATATCCATTAGCAATTGGAACTTATGGTAACTTTAGTTTTATTCAAGCACCTCCAAAAAGTAAGAAAACATTTTTTATATCGCTCTTAAGTGCAATTTATATGAAAGGTCAAATAGATACTTTTGGCGGGGATATAAGAGGATATAGAGATGGAAAGCATTTAATACATTTTGATACTGAGCAGGGAGCTTTTCATTGTCAAATGGTATTTAAAAGACCATTAGATATGACTGAAGTTGATACTGATAAATATCACACGTACGGTTTAAGACAATTAGACTTTAAAGAAAGAATTTTACTTATTGAGCACGTATTATATAAAAAGCTCGAGGGTAAGAATATTGGGTTAGTAATTATTGATGGGGTTGCTGATTTATGTTCTGATGTAAATAATATAGAAGAATCAAATGCAGTGGTTCAGAAGTTAATGAAATGGACAAAGGAATTAAATTGTCATATTATAACTGTTATACACTCAAACTTTGGTTCAGATAAACCTACAGGACATTTAGGAAGCTTTTTAGAAAAGAAAACAGAAACACAAATACAATTAGAACTTAATACAGTAAACAAAGATTTGGTAACCGTAAGCTGTAAAAGAAGCAGAAATGCATCATTTGAAACGTTTAGCTTTAAAGTGAACAACTTTGGTTTGCCTCAAGTAGAAGGAGCATTATACGATCCACTAAAAGGAGTATTCTAATTGTTAATAACTATTTAATATATTTACCTAATGAGAACAACAATTTTAAACCATATTAAAGAATTACAGAATACAGCTTCAAGAACAGGATTAATTTATTCAGATAATCCTGTAATGTTTTCATATTTTAAAGACTTACTTTTAAAGTTAGAACAAATAGAAGAATTATTAGGATTAGAAAACGAAGTGCATTTAACTGATGTAGCTGAAGCAGTTAAGCATTATTACCAAACGGACACAAATTTAACGCATATTAATGTAAATTTTCAAGTTAGACCAATACAATCAGAAAAGAAAGAGTGTATTATTAACGCAAAAATTTATTTATGATTACAATTTTATTTGCTATTGCAGCAATTTGTTGGATTGTCCTAATGATGATTCAAAAGTATGGTGGAGAATTAATTATAAATCCTATTATTGGTTTTATGGTTGGATGGCTTTACGATGGTGAAGAAGAAGATGGTGTAACAGATCACACTATTCAAGTTCTTTTAGGTGTAATATGTTTTACAATAGTTTGGACAACTTATGAGTAATCAATGGTTAGCCAAGGTGGCACAGTACCATAACGATTGGGTAAAAGTTATTCAAACATTTGGAGAATATGATTATGCTGAAGACATAGTTCAAGAGTCTTATATTGCATTATGGAAATATGCAGATGCAGATAAACTTTTAGATTCATCAGGTGAAGTTCGAAAAGGATATATGTATTTTACTTTGCGTTCTTTATTTTATCAATACTATAACAAAAAGAAAAAGATTAACAAAGTATCTTTTGATGGGTGTTGGGAATTATTTGATGATTCTAATTTAGAGGAGCACAAAGCTTACAATGATATATGTATGCTAATAGATGAAGAAATAAAAAATTGGGATTGGTACGATAGGAAACTATTTAAGCTATACAGAGATACAGATCTATCTATGCGTGATATAGCAAAAGAAACAAATATCAGTTTGATTTCAATATTTAATTCAATTAAGAATTATAAGATTATTTTGAAAGAAAAATTTGAAAATGATTATCAAGAATATATTAATAACGATTATAATATGATGTACTAATGGCAAAAAGAAAAACACCAGCTCGTGGTTTAGGAGATACTATAGAGCAAATTACAGAAGTAACAGGGATTAAAAAAGCAGTAGAAGTATTTAGCAAAGCAACAGGATTAGATTGTGGATGCGAAGAACGAAAGGTAAAGCTTAATAATTTAATTCCATATAGGAGAAAAGTTAATTGCTTAACTGAATCAGACTACGAAGCATTAAAACCTTTTGTATCACCAAAGAAAGGTAGTTTAACACCAAATGAACAATGGCAAATTCAAGCTATTTACTTTAGAGTATTTGAAGTAAAATTAGATGATAGCAATTGTGCTTCTTGTTGGAGAGATATAATTAATGATTTAAGAAAAGTGTTTAACGAATACAATAAAAATGAGCAATAATCCAATACAGTTAGAATATTTAAAAAGCGTTTTGTTATCACAACTTCTTTTAGAATGCAACGAGAATCTACGCTACACAAAGCAATATAACGGCGCTTTAAAGCATTTACTTAATAAAGTGATATTACACCTTGAATCTACCGTTTATGATGAATACAGAAAGATATATGAAGCCGATGCTGAAATGACTACAAATATCTTAAATAGCATTGAGGACGTTATTATTAAATTAACTACATCGAATTTAGATGAGCTTGTAATGATCAATGCAGTCATTGAGAAATATAAAGAGAACAAAGAATGGTTCCTAAAATATGGTCAGGCTGAATTTTTAAGAATAGATGGCTAAAAAGAAAATTGAAATATACTTTGTAAATTACAAAGAGGTAGAAGCAATGGTTTATTGTGTCAAACGTAATGTAGCATATTCATTAGAAGCTAATACTAATAAAAAATTCTACATAGTCAAATACATTCCGAGTGATTATAAAAATGTAATCTATTTGAAAGAGAACAATAAAAAGGTAGAGTTTAGCGAATATGAAGCAACTAAAAAGATAATGGAGTTATATAAAAATCAAAGCAAATTAATATGAGTCAAGTAAAAGATACAATGTCAGAATGGATAGAAACACAAATTAAAGATAGTGTAGTTCAATCAGTAATTAATAAATTTAAACAACGTAGTGAAGTAGGAATAAAGAAATATAATACTACATTAGACCGTGAAGATTTAACAGATAAAGAATGGATTAATCACGCCCAAGAAGAAGCAATGGATCTTATTTTGTATTTAGAAAAACCTAAAAGACTATGAAGCAATCACCACTAC